GTATCGGCGGCGGGATCGGTGCTGGTATTGGCGGCGGGATCGGAACCACCACCCCAGTCGTGCCTTCCACCCCACCCGGTATTTCGGTCTGCGGCGGCAGTACGGTTGCTGCTTTTTCGATGGGCGGCAGGTTTTCCCGCGTCACCGTTTCGACCGGGGCCTTGGTGACAGTTGCCTGCGACACCTTTGGCTGGTCGCCCTTGTTGTTTTCCGGGGCGGTGGCGGCCGGTTCCGCGTGGTCGTCCGGGTTGCCCGACTGGGTGGTGCTTTGATTGGCACTGGCGACTTGGGTAGTTTGGGTGTTGACGATGATAACCTGCTTGCACGAAATCTGCGCCATCAGCGCATATTCGGACGTGCTGTCGGTCACTATCGTCAGCCGTTCAATCAGCATGTGACTGTAGCTGCGCTTGCCGCTGACGATATCGAATGGTGTCAGTGCCGCCTGCCACGCCAGCAGCTTGCCGTACACCCCGGTTTCCGCCGACAGGTCGCCGTGCGCCGCGGTCCAACCGGCACGAATCTGAAGTGTCGCCGGACGTTTGAACGCGTGGTCCGCTATAGGGGCACCCTGTTCAACTGGATGTTCGGTGATTTGTACATCGTCACTGCCGCTTTCTTCGATTGTCACATCCGCCAAAATGGCACCGATGGCGCGCTTGTGCGGGATGAACAAAGCTTGTGTCAGTGCCCCGACCACCGGCACCCCAGCCAGCGGGTTGAACGCGGCGCGGGGCCGCGCCCGGCCCCAAAACGGTTGCAGTGACTGCGCCATCAGCCCGGTACCGCTTCACTATCTGACGGCCCCAGCGGCGGCTGCACCGGCAAGTCGGGTATCGGTGGCGGCAGTGGCGGTATCGGCAGCCCGCCCGGTAGCGGCGGTATCGGTGGTGGCAGTGCCGGTATCGGCAGCGGCGGCAGCCCCAGCACCGCTTCCTTGCTGGGACGCCGGTTGAACACGTTGGACGGGTTGTTCAGGTTCATCAGCCGGCCGTCTTCGTCCACCGCCGTGCATATCATCGTGCAGTACCACTGGTCGCCGCGGGTGTCGCCGTCATACTCCAACGCCCCGATGCGGTAGGTGCCGGTCGGGCTGGTGTAGGCGGCTTCGATGCTTTTACCCATCAGGGCAGAATTGTTGAAGGTCTTGCCGCCAAACGACGGGGTGATGACATTGCCACTAGAATCCAGTTTACCGCCACTGCCCGGTGTGTACGGCACCCCGGACAAAAAGGTACTGTCGATGCGGACCAGACCGCCCAGGCGGATTTTCGGGTTCAGCAGACAGCGCACGTGGATGCCTTGCGGTGTCACTTCCGGTACGCCTACCAGCCCACTACGCGGTGACAGAACCACCGCTTCACCCGGTAAGTATTTGTCATTACGGATGATATAGACGTTGCCGTTGTCAACAAAGAACTTGCCGCCGTACTTGTTCATCATATCGCGCAGGGTGTCACGCACGCCTTCGGCAAAGGTGACGCCGCGGATAACCGCGTCACCACCCAGGTCCGGGTCTACATAGCCGACCTTTAGCCCCAGCGCCGCCACCGCACGGTCGATAATTTCCTTGTCCTTGGTGCCAGCCGGGAAGTTCGCCAGAAACGGCATGCGGTTAATTTTATCTTCACCGTCACCGCCGATTATTTCCAGATAGGTGTCGGTGGCGTTTTCTTTGCCGCGCTTGTACATGACGACGATGCCGTCATAAATCATTCCGTAGTCGGCGTATTTATAGCCGGCCGACACCTGCACACGGGTGAATTCGATGACCTTCGCCATCGTCTGCGGTGACATATTATAAATCTTCGCATTGATGGTGTTCGGTGTCGTATTGGTGTTCTTGGTGATGTGGAAAGTACAGCGCAGGCTTGACAGTTCAATACCCTGGTCGGCGTTTGCGGTTTCCCCGGTGCCGCTGGCGTAGACGGCAATCGACAACCGGCGCATCCACTGCGCGTTGTGGGTGTCCTGCTTTAGCGACACCGCAGCGGAACCGGGTTCGACCGATGGCGTCAGCGTGCTGTAGGCAATCTTCTGCCAGTTCAGGAACTGGGTGGTTGCCTGCTGAACCGTCGAAGGGGTGAAGGTTATCGTGTTGTTGTCGGTCATGCGTGGACAAACGGCCGTAGGTTGCGGGTCAGTTGCCGGCTGCTGGCAGCTTGCCGGTCAGCCACTTGGTCAGCCACGTCCTTGGCGTCGTGACCGTGGACGTGGATATTAACCGTCTGGTTGCTGTTCAGGTACTTCCAGTTGCCGCCGCCACGCAGGTGACCACGACGACCACCGAAATCGAAGTGCATTAAATCGGCAACCGGCGAACCGGGGGTGACACCGAATTCGCCGCCCCACGCGGCACGATCCCCTAAATGCGGGTACAGCTTCATCACCTGCTGATACCATTCGTGCGCCAGCCTTGTGTACATGCCGCTGGTGTCCTGGCCGCGGTTGGTGACCGGCTTGCCGTCCGGCCCGATAATCTGCACGTCCAGGGCACCGCCGCCGTGGTGCTGCGAATGTTCCAGGCCACCGACACGGGCACCGGATGTCGCCACCACCCGGTAGCCTTCCGGTAGCTGGTCAGACGCCGCCTGAAGCGTCTGCACTAGGGCTTGGTTAACCGCGGCTAGGTTCACCCGGCCGCCGCTAAACCGGCCGCTGGTAGTGCCCGCAGCGCCGCCTGCCATGTTGCCACCAGGGCCGCCGCCGCTGACCATCGGCACGCCGCCACCTTCACCGATTTGTTCACCGGCTGCCACTGCGGCGCGCAGCTTGGCGTTGTAGTTCAGCCAGTCGCGACCGCCACCACGGCGCAGTAAGGCCAGCGCCACCTTGGTCTGTTCTTCTAGTGACGCCGACATCGCGTTGGTGGCAGCGATGCCTAGCTGCGGTGCAATCTGCCGCCAGTTGGAATTCAATATCTGGAAGTAGCCTTGTGCGGTGTAACCCTTGGCCGTGTTCGGGTCCAGGCCCATCCGCTGACCGACCGAATTCATGATGTTCCGGCCGCTGCTTTCGTACTTCATGATTAGGCCAAGCATGTTGCGTTCTTGCGCCGTCATCCCTTCGATGTTCGGCACCGCCTGCCCACCGCCTTCACCGGCTGCGCCGCCGCCAGCGCCGCCGCCTGGGCCACCGGCACCATCACCGCCGCCGCCACCGCCCGGTGCCGACATACCTAAATCGCGCAGCATTTCTTCAAGATGCGCGTACACATCCGGTACAAAATCGACCATCGGCCGGAACGACGTGTCACCGTTCCACCACTGGTCAAAGCCGTCCTTCAGTTCCTGAAACACATCCAGGGAACTGGCACCGCCACCGCCAAAAAAGCCTTGGATGCCGCTGCTGATATGCTGTGGCAGGACCATTTCACCGTGGTGCAGGTTGGCGTTGACGATACCGCCCTTCTGAAAGCCGAATGCGCCTTTGATTTGGTCCCACAACCAACTGCGTTCAGGGCTTGTCTGCGGTGCCTGATAGGAAGGACTGCCGGGTACAAAGGTCGGTTCCTGTTGCGCGGGTGACAGCGGAATGCCGGCCGCTGTGTTCAGGGTGGCTTCGGTGCCGCGAATCAACTTGCGCAGCCAGTCCGGTGCCGATTCTAACAGCTTGTCTTCAAGCCCGTTGATGAAGTTTTCCGCCGCCACTTCACCGATGTGAATAAATGGTATGGCAACTTCATCAATCCATTTTTTGATGTCTTCTTCGGTCGGTCCAATTTCCAATGCTTCCAGTATCACCCGGCCGACTTCGGCACCGACCGCTTCCCAACCACCTTCGCGGTAGATGCGCTTCAGGTCTTGCACCCAATTCTTGAAGCCCTCCTTATATTCATCGTGCGTTTTCTGAAGCCAATCCATCCACCGCTTTAAGGTCGGGGTGGCGTCCAGCAACAGGTCGTCCAGAAATTCGAATGCGTCCGCTAAATCCTGAATGACAAACTGACTGATAATCTGGAAGTACGAACTGATGGTCTGACCGAAACGTGTCAGTGCATTGGTAGTCGCCAGTGCCTGTTCACCGGCCCGCTTTAGGTTGTCACCAAGTACGCCGGTCAGCCGGGCGTTGTGCGCGATGCTTTTGGCGTGTTCTTCCCAATTGTTCGCTATCTGCTGAATTAGTTTCCCTGGAATATGCAACTGTTCTTCAACGTTTTGCAGGAACTGGGTGACTTGGTAGTTGCCTTTACCAAACTGGGTTTCCAGCGTGTGCAGTTGCCCGGCCAGCTTTTCGAACAGTTCCGGCGCGTCTTTGAACGGGCCGCCCGCCAGGGTTTCGGCAGTTCCCTTTATCCACGGGCTGCGCAGCAATTCTTGGTTAAACTGGATTGCTGCCTGATAGGCTTCCTGGGTGTTGCCACCAACCGTTTCCATCACGTTGGCGAATTCGCGCAGTGACTTGGCCGATGTCCCGGCCATCTGCGCGGCGTAGGTCAGCGCATTCAGTTCACGTGTAGAATCGTGGACAAACTTCACCACCGCGACGGCAGCGCCGACTACTGCCGCATGCAATGTCTTGATGCCGCCGATGGTGCCCGACAGGGCATCGCCCATCGCCTTGGCTTGGCCCTGGTTTATCTGGAAGCCAAGTCTGACCAGAAAGCTTTCGATTACCGTGTCGGCCATTCAGTCACCTGCTGGCTTCGGCCGCTGCTTCTTCAGCGTCCCGTGCCCGTGCCCGGTTTTCGTCGCGGATGTCGGCAGCTTCATTCAAACGGGCGATGTCGTTCAGATCTAAGGTGCCGTCAATTAAAGATTCGTAGTGGCACATGCCGTCCAACACCGGCCGCAACAGCCAGTCTTCTTCATCGTTCATGGTGACGAATTCGACGGCGATTGCACCCCGTCTACTGCCAAACCGTTTTGGCGGGGTGCGGGAAAAAAATTGCCCAGGTTGTCCTGTATGACGGCGAACGACAGTTGCAGCATCGCCATCATGTCGATGTCTTCAAACATCAAATCGCCGGTTGGCGTTGTGACGTTCACATAGGTGGACCCGTTAAACACGGTCACCGCCTTCAGACAGGTCTTCAGGATAAATTCACTGTCGTCCTTCGACATGTCGGCAATCGCTTGTGATACCGGCTGCAACGCGTTCCAAAATTGCGGCGGCATAGTGTCACTGCCATTGGGGGCGGTGCCCGCGGTACCTAACCCTATTTGTGAAAAAGTTTCGCCCATCCCTGACAGGATGGGCATCAACTTCCGGGTCAGGTGAAATTGTTCGAAGGCGGTCAGTCGGCCGGTGCGGTATTTCCTGCCATCTATTTCAACTTCCTGCATCTTTCACCCCCGTGAAAGGGGGCTGTCACCTAAGCTGCCGGTGCGGCGATACCCGTAGCCTGGGCCAGCCCTGAACCCAGCACAAAGTCGCAAATCCCGGCGTGGAACGTCCACACCATTTCGCCGCCTTCTTTGGCATACGTCAAATCAGCGAATTTGGCAAATGCGCACTGTTGTGCCACCACCACATCGTTGCGCGCCATGTCGCGAATCGAAATGGTGTTCTGCCCGTGGTTTTGCGATTGCACTGTGTCACGGCCGTACATCTGCGACAGCAGCGCGTTGGTCGGTGACGTTTTCAGCAGGCGGACGGTGATTGTAGCACCCTTGCCGGCGTGCAGGCTGTGCATGACACAACCGTCAGCGCCGATTGTCATGGTCGATTTGTCTTCGATCATGACCACGGTGATGCCGCCTTCGCTGTTGCATGCGCCGGCACCCATCGAAAAGGCACCATTCGGGCCTTGGATGCTGCACATGTTGTCAAGGAACGAGTACGTCGCCATCGGTCACCTACCGGTTGACATTAATCAAAACGTCGGCGAAGTGAACGGCACCCGCCAGCTTCACTGCAATCTGGATCAGTGGGGCGATGCGTTCTTCGCGGATGGCTTGGTCCTGCGACGCCACCGGCATGGCAAAGG